AGCTTTTCTCCTTTTCCAAAAGAGAAAAAAGTGTTTCTATTATACCCCCCCCGATTAAGCGGTTGAAAGTTACAACAATGTTTTCGATGTTGGACCCGTAAATCTCCACCGTTTTACCTTTTTGAACTGGAAGGTTGCAAGCCATTCCTTGATAATTATCTTGAGTTGCCGTAATAACCGTCGGATTATTTTCCAGCGGTAGAGAAGCAATCTGAGCAGCGGCTCCTGCCATAGAACGACCATGGAATGTCACATAACCATCTCCAGGAGCCGTGAACGTGGCTATCGTTCCCCATGAACTTATAGTAGTTTTTGAAGCGATATTTACAGGTTGGTCTGAGGGCATCGCCTGACGTGCCACAAGACCTGATTCTTCCTTGCTATAAAACTTTGCTAAGAGGAGAGCTAACAAGTTTTTTAACATGCTGCACCTCCGGATGCAAAATTATTTAGACGATTCGTTACGAACGAAGACAAGATTTCCAGTGCTTGAGTAAGTACCAAGATCAACGATGATGGTGTCGCCTTTTTGGATTGGAATTGAAGCCCACTTCCAAGAAGAAGACGCGTTTGATAAGTAGCAAGTCTTTCTTGTGGAGTTTTCAAGCCTGAACCACTGATTGGAAGGTGCATTATTTCCGCCAATCTGAAATACAGCCCAACCACAAAATGGAGCAATGAGGTTTTGTTGGCCACCTCCAGAGATCGATTGATTCTGAGTTGTTGTACTTGGGCCGCATTGATAGGCAATGTCTGGATATTTATTTTGCAGAAACCTCTCTGCAAATAATTGGATAAGGCTCTTAAGCATGACAGGGCCCTCCAAACAAGGAGATTATACCCCCCCCGATTGTCTTGAAGAATCGTACCGTGATGTCAGTTAAACGAATACCGTTTACGGAAAACGAGGCACCTTTGCTAATCGGGAACAACATATTAAAACCTTGCCCAGACATTGGACTTACTTGAGAAATTTGGCCGTCTCCTATTTGTGCTTGAATCATAGATCCAACGTTCTCAGTTGTTATATACGCAGATCCACTTATGTTCAAATATCCATCGTTTGGAGCCGTCCCGGTGTAAAGACCATTGGTCCATTTGTCTCCTACCGTTGACGTTCCATTAAACCACTGCGGGGAGGTATAGGTGCTTGAAGCGCTGTGTGCAACACCTCCTGGTGTAGTCCGAGTATTCAATAATTGTTGAAGCAATTGTTTAAGCATTTAAGCTCCTTTCCCCGGGGCTTAAATGCCCCGACTTAATTCGGTAAATTCAACGAATAAACTAAAGCCGATACGCCAGATCCTGACCATCCGAAAGAGATTCCATCGCCTTTCTTCAGAAAGCAATAACAAGAAACGTTATATTTGTTCGATCGGACTAGCGTTACATAGTTCCCTGCTATGTTTATTAGCGCATAGGTACTGCTGGTTACTGTCGGATAACCGTTATTAACTTTCAAAACTACACAGCAGGCATATGGCGCTGTATAGGCTTGACTCCCTGCTTCTGAATCAGGCAAAGAGATAATGAGAGGATTGTTCCAATTAGGTAGAGAGAATCTGTCAGCCTCATAACCATATATTAACTTACCCCCCCCCGCTCACCGATTTACGAGGAACGAATAAGCTACACAACAGGCTTGCTAATTCTTTAAGCATTGAAAAAACCTCCTTGTCTCATGGAGTTGCGGGCATCAACTGCCTGTTCCAACTCATAGGCCAAAGCATCCGGAAATTCCGGGTAGTCGATAAAAGGAAAACCAGGTTGATCTGGAAGATCCTTAAGCGCTTGGCGATAATCCAATAACGCCTGTCGATCTTCTTCAGTTAATTGAGATCTCTTTGCCTTAGCCGCTGACTGCACAGTAATGTCCGGGAGCTGAACATACTTATCAGTGTCAGAGATTCGAGCATTGCGCTCTCCTCTAACTTCTTGTTCGTAACGCTCTTGGACAAATTTGTCATCAAGTTCCGGAAGTTCCGTTGTAAGGTAGTAATTACCGTCTGCACTATGGAAATAGCCTTGAGGACTGGGCTCAAGCTTCCAATATTTGATGATGACACCATCATCTCGCTTAAATCTTTCGGATAGCTTGTAATGGCTCTCTGCGTATGCCTCATCTTTGGGATCTGTAAACGCGTGCTGACTCGGTGCATTGGAGGAAACAACAATTCTTCCGTCCGCGTCCTTCAATGAATATTTTGCAAGAGGCCGACCCATAGCCTTGGCCAACATCTCTTGCCGGACTTCTTCAAGTGTTTTCATGCTTTGTCCTTTTTAAGAGTTTCCTGATTCAGAGTTGCTACTGGTTTGCGTGTTCTTGGCATCGTCAATTTGTTGCTGTGTACCTCCGTTCTCGAGAATCAGTTCTTCGAGAATCGGGCAGAGGTAGTCATCGACATGACCATTGAAATAGGTTTCAGCCCAAGATTCCGCACCGGCTGTAAAGTTGATGTTCGACCGTGCTGTGGTTTGTTGCGTCTCTGTAAGGGCTTGAGCCGCCTCATATGAGACACTCGGCGTTAAATCCGTGTAGTCAGCAGATAAAAGAGCTGTCCCGGCAGTTGTGTCCACAGACGCAATCGTGAACATTCTTCCATCAGTTCCGACTACGGTGTCACCAGCTTTAATGTTGCCTTGAGGCTTCAAATCAGAGATTTGAATAGTGGCCGAAACTTGGAGCGCTTGATTGATTACTCTGACAGCATAGGCACTTGCAGCCGCCTCAAGAGCTTTCGTTTCGGCAGTCTGCGCGGCGGTTTGGGCGGTTGTTGCCGCCGTTTGTGCGGTTTCGGCATTGCTCTGGGCAGTTTCTGCCGCCTGTTGCGCCGCCTGTGCAGTTTGCAGAGATTGAGCCGCGTTGTTAGCCGCAGTTTGAGCACTAGCAGCTGAACCTTGAGCAGCAGTCTGAGCCGCGGAAGCCGAAGTTTGTGCCGAGTTCGCTGTTGTAACTGCCACCGTGGACGCATCGACCGCACTCTTAGATTGAGCAATAGCAGTCTGTATATCTGCATCCCAATCATCGACTACTTGCTTCAAAGTCTCAACTTTTTCATTTGCAGCATTCGCTTCCGCCAATGCATTTGAAGAAGTTGAATTTGCCGTCTGTGCTGTTTGCCGAGCTTCCTTAGCGATCGATAGAGCCTCTTCGGAATTGTCAGAGGCTTGGTCTGCGTACGCGCCAACATCGTTAATAGCGTCCTCCGTCTGCTGAAGAACTTCGGGGCCGCTGATAACTCCGGTTCCTGTCGGCGTGTAATGAAATTGGAATTTCGAATCTGCCATGATCAATTACTCCGGCAAGCGCAAGAAATAAGCGAGCGTGTAAAAAGGCGGCTCATTGGTAACGCCTGTGATTTTTGCGTTCGCTGTTAAGGTGTGCGTGTGCGTTTGACCTCCACCAGTAGAACCGATACTCAATCCATGCTGATGAGAGCCATTAGAAGATGTTTCTCCCGTCCAAGTTCTGGACGCATCAATATTGAAAACACCTCGACCATTTTGACGGCCATCGGAGCATCCGGGATGATCACCTACGTAAACAAGAGGACCGTTACCAATCACGCTCAACCAGTTGGCGGAAATTTGTCCGGTGATGTTCATTGAACCTCTTGTGTGGGTATGAGCACCTGCAGGAGATGTGCTACCTGAATGAGAATGTGCAGGCATCTGTGCGGCCGTCAGCGCAGTAGCACCAACTGTGCCGTTGACGGTCAAATCTGGAATCTCAATGGTTGAAGCACCTCCGGTTGTGCCCGAATCTTTTGGTAGAGATCCTTTTATAAATTTTCCAATCAAGTTTGGAGTTACACCATTCTGCCCGTCACTCTGGCCATCACATAGAATCCAGCCTTCGTCGGCTTGAGTAGTTCCCCAAAAAACTGGGCGTCTCCCATCACTACCACCTAATGTCACGTTATGAAAAGGAACTACGGCGCCCGCTGGAACGGTAATGTCGATATTTTTCCAAACTGCTCTGTTAGTTCCGGGCGCCACCTTGGTACTTGATGGTCCGTTGGCTTGGATGCAGCGGTACTTAGTTCCATTCTGCATAACTTCGTTCCCAACTTCGTAGTCCAAGAGGGCGGAATAATTCATAATCCCGCCCTGTTGATACCACAGAAGAAATTGAGAAAGCAGGAAAAAGACGCCATTGAAGTCGGACTTAAATGGAGGAATGCCGCCTTGTTCGATGGGAATAGCATTTTCTCGTCCCCAACCTATTTGCTGAGAGAGCCGTCCTAATCCAGCTTCTTCTGAAGTTAACGGAGGAATGGTAATTTCTCCGTCCTGTGCGATAGCTGCACTTAATTGATACTTTGGATAATTACTCATATCTCAATGACCTTTGAAGGATTGAAGACACCTTGATTAAATGGCAATAAATTGGATCCGAAAAATCCGAATACCAGATTATTTGGAACGACCGTCTCCACATTTGCCAAAACCCCAGCGGGCCTGTTTAACAAGCCGTAGTTTTGCAGAATGGCGATTTGGACAGCAGAGGGATCACCAACAATGCGAATCGTTATCGTCATGTCCTGGTAGTCGGTGACAAATGCCGGCAGGCCTATCAACCGAGTAAGCAAAGAATTGATAGTTTCAGCCGTAGAGTTCGAGACGTTTACGACGGCTCGATAAAAAATCAGAAACCGGAAAAACTCATCATCCAGCCGAGTGTCCTGACCGTCGACAACGAGGTTCCGATTCACGCCTACGCGCCTGCCCCACCAATCCAGCCAAACCCCGGAAGCTGTATCGGGGTTCAATATGAAATTAAAAAACGCGTCCAACTGAGGGGACGCGTCTAATTCCGCATTAAAAAGCAACCCTAATTGTCTGTATCGCTCGGAGTGCGAATACTGTGACTGGAGGGCAATAGAAATCAACGATCGGACATTTGAGAGTTTTCGAAAATCCTCAACACTCAGAATGTTCCGCCAAGTTGCAGAATCTGCCATTGTTAGCCTCCTGTCTGGAATACCAGAGAGACATCGGACTCTTGAATCGTAGGCTCAACATTCGCAGGAATTTGGACACTGGATCCGAAAGCTCCAGAACCTAAAGCAACTTGAATGGATGCAACCGGAACTTCTGTCGCTGATTGAATTGCGGCATAGAACCGAGAAGCGTAGACAGTCGAGGCCAAAGAAACGCGGTCATTCGAACCTTGTCCAAGAACGTCATTGATCACAGCCTGAATGACGTTGTTTTTCTCAGTCGGATTCATTGAAGTAGCAAAGAATTCGATCTTGACTTTCAAGGCTTGATTCTGCGGTCTAACAATGTTGTAGACGTAAGTTGCGTTGTAGAACCTAGAATCCGTGTAGGAAACCTGATAGGTTCCGGTAGTCCCACAGCCTGCATCTTTACGCTGGTAGATCGTTTGAGCGATCTGCTCATCCTCTCCGCCAACGATAGCGACGAGAATGGAATGCGGATTGATGCTCACGCCGAACTGCGTGATGGCAGCATTCGTGGGATTCTCTAAAACTCTAACATCGAGAACGCCTTCGAGCGCAGCTAGGTTTGCCTCAATCGCTTCGACATACCCGGTGGCGTTGACAGCATAACTTTCTACCATTCGATTTCTAAGTTCTGCGTCCGTCTCTTCATCTCGACCGACTACGCCGGCGGCAGGATTGGTGATAGTGTCCCATCCAGCAATCGTTGTGACGATTCTGTTCACTGCTCCCGCTGCTACTTCAAGCGGGCCGTGCTCAATCGCAGTAAAGGCGGATGTGACACTTCCGGTATCTCCGATTCGCGCACCTGCTGCGGCCGAATGTCTGTACTGATTTCCGAGGGAATCTTGTGCGATCGCGCCATAGGGGATCACTGTTCCCTTTAAGCCTGTGAGCACGCAGTTGACCACTGTAGGCTCGGAGATCTTGCGGTCTAAACCGTAAAGAGCTGCCAGTGCATCCAAAAACTTTCCTGTTGCGAGATCCGGATTAACCATGTTCGACAGGAAAAGAATCTCAGAGTTTTTGGCCTCGATTTCGGCCACAATCAGATCAAGGACCTGTCCCATTGGCGAACTGGGCTCGATGTTCAAAAGCGGATCCGTTGGCGATGTTTGAAACGCCTGCTGGATCCGGGAGCCGAGCTCAGAACGAATCTCTTGCGTGCTCGGCAGTTCAACGCCGACCAGCGGATTAAAAATGATTTGAGCCATAATTTTTTAGAACACAAAAGAAACTGTTTCGTCCTGCTCTGTCGTGATCGTGATTTCTCCGTGCAGAGTTCTGGTTTCCTCATCGAACTCAGTAATGTCAACAGAATCAACGGACTTCACACCATCAACCCTATTTCCAGCCTCATGAATCAATTGAGCAAGGACGGAGGAATCCAGCTTTTTCGCGAGCTGGGCTTCCTTCCATGCAATGCCGTTGGCCTGCTGGAAATAGGCGTCGTTGGTCCACAAACGAATCTCGTTGGCCAAGTTCTGAGCTATAGCCAAAGCTCCGGACGTAAGAAGGATATTTCCTTCCTTTGTCAGCTGAAGATCCCATGACTGAGGATTCAGAAGAGCTGTTTTTGCTGTATGCGGCATGGTCTAACTTCCTCGTTTACTGCGGGGCGCCGGTGCTTGAATTTCCGCTTTGGACGCCTGTGTGCGTGTGGCTGGTGAGGCTGATGCCCTTCGCATTTACATCCCCTGTGAATGTTGCGTCAGCCCCACCAGAACCACCGCCAGAAATCGGTCCGTTCAAGTTGATCTGAGCAGAGTTGACTGTGAAACTGGTGTTCGCATTGACCTCACACTCCGGGGATTCAATCGTGATCTTTGTCGGAGCTTTAATCTTGATAGTTCCTTCATCTTCCAAATGAATAAAGACTTCCGGAGCCTTGCCCCAGAATCCACCAATGTAGAAAGAATCAGAAGGATCAAACTCTCTGAATGTCGCCGGAACCTTGGACGTGTTGTCTCCGTTCACATTTGAAATATCGTGTTTGGCAACAACAGCTAAGCCAACATCGCCAACTTTTGGATCACAGACGATAGCGGCAGTACCATGCTGCAGTCGAAAGTACGGCAATTTAGGAATCGTCGTCACTTCAATCCCTTGAGCCTGTACATTCATAGGCTTTAGCAAGGGCTTGGCCGTAACGTAACCGGCGCCGGCTTCTGTGCCTTTTCTCTCGACTGCCGTTACCGTGACTGGAAATGCCGTATAGACCGTCTTAGAAAGGATCGACTTTACAAAAAACTCTAGGGCATTTATGGGATTAGAGCCTGCAAAATCATCATAGTTTGCACTGAACTCTTGATTACTCATCGGTCTCACCACCTAGGATAGATTGCTGTAATGCTCGTTTTCCACGCCTGAGCACCGGGATCGTTTGCACTGAGCTCATGTCGAAGCCCCGTGATCTTCCAAGTTCCGGATGCTCTTGGGACTATCGTCTCTAATTTGAAATTTGCTCCGATCCGCAGATCCGGCCTAAAAAACGTCGTAACGTTGATACCGTTGTTGGAGAATGTCGGATACCCGATCATCCCATTCATCGCGTTAATCAAGGGAATAGATCCCTGAGTCTTCCGGAGTCCGTGTTTTTCAACGAGCACCACCTTGTCATCGTCAAAAATCAGGTTGGCCCCCACTGCTCCGGCAATTCGTCTCATTTTCGTAACCGGATCGCCTTCAATGATGCAGTCCTTGATTGAAGCAGTGATGTCGTTATTCTCAAGGGTGTATCCGATCTCCTTTGAGATCTGGTCAATTAAGCCTGCAACCGTTTGGTTCCCGTTAACAGAAATTGGCGGCTGAGGTATCAGCGCAGGGAAAAGCCCGCAATTTGCTTCGATCTTAAAAGTCGGAGAAGGAGCGGCATTGAAATCGGCCCAGGCGTTAATGATTTCGCCCTTAAAAATAACGGAGAGTGTCTTGCCCTTCTCTCCGGCAGAAACATTGATTTTGTTTCGTTTCAATGAAAATGACTTAAATCCTAAATGGGTCAGCCGCTCCATCGTGGTTAAGGACAACCCTTTAAGTTCTATCTGAGCTTTGGGAAATGCAGGACATCCGGACTTTTCGACCGTACACTTAACCGCAAATCCTTGAAACGTAACCGCCTCTTGACCGTCAAGGGTAATGGTTACAGCGACCTCTTTTTGCGTGTAGGTTGTGTTTTTATCAATTTCCGGCAGTAGTGACGGCATTTCCTGCCTCCTCGTAGACCAAGATCCATCTTGAGTTGAGCCCCTCATATTGAGGGTCCGAGTTCCCTAAGGTATCGACAAAAAACAAACGCCCCGAAAATAGAGGCGTCGGATAACAATTGATGTCTGTACCTACACAGCACCGGCGCCCAGAGAATATCTGGACACCTTCAACCATTAGGTCACAAAAGAGATATTCGGCAACTTGGCGTAACCTGATCACGCAGTTTTGACCGTCAAGAACACATGAGAACTCTTGGAACGGAAGAGCGCTTATAACGATTTGGTTCATTTGTTAAATAAGTTGGTAATACTCTTTAAGAACCCTGGTTTTACTTGGGCTTGCCCGGTATTCACCTTATTGGCCGAGGTTGCACGCTTGGGCGAGTACGAGGTTTTTTGCTGGCTTAGGTTTACAGAGACAATTTCAACGAACGAAGCGTGAACGTTGAGCATTGAGGCGCCCGTCGTTTGAGTTCGGGAAAAATCATAGTGATCGAGCGCCATGTTTCGCCAAATTTTGGCAGGGCTAAATATCGTGCAGGTGTCGGTACTGTTTAATCGCCTATCAAGCATGGCAAGGGCCAAAACCTGAATGGCGTAATTACCGTTAAATAAAAACTCTACATTAACCCGCTCAGGTTCCCGCACAATGTTGAATGCTGCCAGCTGGCCGTTTTCAATGGGCTCTGTAGGAACCCTTGAAGATTTATCTGCATCAACAGCGCCAATAGAGGTGTACGGAACGAACGGCAGAAGGTTATTACCGACTACCGCCCACCCCATGGACATTACAGAATTGATACTTGCCATTTAACCACCACCTTGACGATATCCACTGGCCGCATTCTGCAGCATATCCTCATAATCTCCCTGACCCTCCATTACCGCAAGGTAGGCGGCGTCGTGTACGGCCTTAGGATCGGCGTTGCCCTGGATGGTAATGCTGACATCCGTTTTCATCGGCGCGTTGATAACCGAAGAAGAAGCCCTAGGAACCATCGAAGCAGCGGCACCGGCCTGAGCTCCCGGAGGTGCTTTAATCGGTGCCTTCTTATCGTCACCAAAACCGAACCATCCGCCCACGGTGTCAATAGATTTAGAAGCCCAGTCAGGTAATTTCCAATCGGTGAAAAACTTCATTTTGTCTTCCAACCATTTGAAAATTCTCTTACATCCGGATTCAATGTCCTCCCACGCCTTGATGAAGTTATCCTTCATCTTTGGGACGGTATTTATCAGGTTCGCAATGTTCTTCGCTAAATCTCCGATAAACCCAACAACCGCCGTTATAGCTGACACAACCGCGTCCCCGAAGGCTTTCAGGAACATATCTTTGAGCGGCGTAAGTTTGTCTAAAAGATCAGAGATCGCCTGCCAAGCGTCTTTAAAAGACTTTCGGATTCCTTTGATTTGATCGTCTGTATAACCTACAGATTTCAAGAAATCTTCAAATACGCTCGGTCCGCCTTTGGTGAAGACAATTAAGTCATCGATAGCTCCGGCAAGCAGGAGAACTCCGGCTATAAGAAGACCGATCGGACTGGCTAGAAGACCGAGCAGCTTGCCCGCCATCATGAGGGCAGATTTAGGCCCAAACGCCAATGCCGCTGCTGTAGCAATACTGGTTAACGCAATTTTGATAAATTGGCTATGCTCTCCAATAAACAAAGAGGCGTCGCCGAAAACCTTGACGGCCTTCTCAATGTACGGAAGGAAAAATTTCGCAATTTCATTACCGATACTTTGAATCGCCATTCCGGTCACTTGCCACGAAATTTTGAAGCGTCTAGCATTCTCTGCATCTTTAGGCGTTAAGGCGAGTTTCCGATATGTCTCAACCAGCTCTCCCATCTGCTTATTGTTTTGCAGAAAAACAGCCGCGCTTTCACGTGTCAGCCCGAGATATTTCAGAGCATAGTTCGCCTGAGCACCAGTCATGCCGTTGAGCTGTTTTCCCATACGAAGGAAAACCTCTCCGCTTGCTCCTGTGCGCTCAGTAAACGCTTGCATGGCCTGAGTGAACGCCTCGGCGCTTCCACCTGCTGCTACGTTCGCTTTTCTCCATGCATCAATCTCGGACACATTCATCCGGACTTTTTTAGAAATGTCGTCGAGCTTGGAGCCTTCATCTATGTAATTGCCAAACATGAATTTGGCACCAAACATCGCGGCCAGCGGAGCGGCATAACTCTTAATGGCAGAAAAGACCTGTTTCGCCATTGAATCAAGCTGAGAAAGAGATTTCGAGGCATCCTTTGAGGCCTTAGAAACATCCTTCCCTGCTTTCTTACCGCTAGTTCCGACGTTCTCTAAGTCTTTAGAGGTTTTCTTAGCATTTTGTCCAGCCTCATTTATAGAGGAAGAAACCTCTTTGATACCGTCCGAGCCCTCTCCCAGTGCGTCAAGTTTTTCGCCTGCTTCCTGAGCAAATCCGAGCAACTGATTCAGTTTCTCGGACATCAGCTCGAAAAATTTAACTACATCGTTCGAGTTGACGGATACATCAATAACTAAAGAGTCGGTCTTTTGAGCCATGTTATTAAGCGCTCTTTTGCGCTACCCACGAGTTGTAGTTCTTAATCAAAAGTGCCTCGTCTAATGCGTAGGCATCTTCCAGCGTTAGTTGTGTCTGAAGCTCGACCAAGGACGCCATGCCGCCGTTGATTAAACGAGAGATCAGAGGCGATAGCTGAGTAGTTACAGCTACGCCTCTAACCCGGGCACAGTCTGCTAAGAATTCTGCACGGCGGGGGAGAACTGGCGTATCAAGTCGGGAAAAAAACCGAAGTTCGCCTTGAAGCTTTCGATTCTGAGTTTGAGGATGGTCAACGGGCTAGAGATATAACCGTCTGCATCATCGAAGGAGAATTTGATCTCACTCTTACCGTCCACCTTGTAGACCTCGGAAAGCAGTTCATCTAAAAGGGCCTTGGCTTCTACATGAGGAACACTGACAAGCGCTTTGATCACGTCTCTGTATCCCATTTCGCTCTCAATATCGAGGTTTTTGCCAGTCATCAAGGCAATCCGGATCATTAAATCTTCAGCTTTAGTTGCCGGAAACGGATAAATCTTGAAGGTCAGCTGATTACCGCCGTCTTCCAATTTGATAACTTTCGGTTCCTTCATTTAGATTCGCTCCATGGATTCGAAGTGGAATACCCAGGTTGTCGGCGCCAGAACTTTATTCAGTGCCGGCATCGGATTTGCTGTCTGCAGCACACCATTTGAGAACTGGTAGGTCTTGCCGATAGACGGGATCTTGATTGTCAGATTGCAAACATAGAGCTGTTTGTTGGCGCTCATTGCTTCGTAAAGTGTTGTGAATGCTGTCGCAGTCGGAGAGTTGGCCTCCAGCGTGATTGTGACCGGATAAATATTCGGTGTGACGCCGGCAGCCATACGACCGTCGACACCCATTCTGGTCTCGGCAACCTGCTGGGAATCGGCAACAATAGCCGCATCTGTGGAGAATCTTTCCAGTTTCAGACCGTTCGGGTAAAGCTCTTCAATCGTCATCACTGCTGACGCATTGGCGGATGTGATGTCAAAGTTTTGTACGGGCATTTTTATTCTTTCCTAAATGAAAAACCCGCCAGCACGACGGGTCTTTGCGGTTGTGAAATTTTGATTACATGACGGCTGTCAAAGGCATCTCAATTCGTTGGATGCTGCCGGCATAGGTGTACCAAAGTCCCAAGCGGGGACTTCCTCGTTGAGTTCTCACATTTGCCGAAGGAGATTCAATGAGGTACCAGTAGCCTTTGGAATAAAGGTCCTGTTTGATCGTTGAGTTGTTGGTTTCTGTTAGCAACTGCTGAACCTGCGAGTTGGACAGAGCCAACCCTGTATCAATCACGCCATTGCGCTTGGCATCGTTGATGGGATCGAGCAACCATGCCTCGACATAAGCAAAACCGGTGGCGTTATAGGGAGCGCGATTGATAGCCGCGAACCCGTCCATGATCTGACGCTGGATGCGGGCCTTGAACCAAATCATGCCGTAAAGGGCATCAATCCATTGATAAATTCCGGAGAGAAGACAGCCACGGTTAATGAAGTCGAACTCTGCATTACGTGTTGCAAATGCGCCGACATAGTTGACTTTGAGATCATCCAACGCTTCAGCCACCTCGTCGCTGAGAACGGAAGCCTTAATTCCGGAAGCCGATTTTGCGAACCAGGTTTTAATTCCCTGAATTGCAGACCAATCGATTGAGGCGCCAACTGCGAGAAATGCGGCGGCATCCTGGGCGGTACCGTAAACCATCGCCAAACAGTTGTAGTTGTTCTCCGCTAACTGGGCGGCTTTCGTTGTGGACTGGGTAGATTGATCAAGCATCTTGGTGTCTGTAGACCAATCGAAGAACACATAGTCATCATCAATGTCTGCCCAAGCCGCTAAAGCGGAAGCCTCAGCAACCTCTGTTGCATACAAGGTTGTGAATCCGACCCAGTTGCGAGAAACAGAAGTCACAAGATTCATGTTCTGAGCAGGTGTCAGAGCATCGGAACCTTGAGAGAGAACGGCGCCGGAATCCTCAGTCAATCCAAGTAATGCGGAAACATCCGTTCCTGTTGTCGCTTTTGTAGCGAAGGAGATTGAAGCGGTATCGCCTGTCTCTGTGGTGGTCAGGATGATGGCATTTTGAACAGAGTTAAATGCGCCGGAAACCGCTCCGACTGCAGAAGCCAGCTCAGTTGCAACGTCACTGAAAGACTTAGCCGTGGAGAAGTCGAGGTTCACGACCTCTTTTTCTGTGCCGTTGACCGAAATCGTCAGGGAACCGGTCTTGATTGCTGTCAGCTCAGAAAGTTGGACAGTGATCGGAGCTGACTTAATCCAAGCGGCGGCATCTGCATTGATTCTGCGGGCCACAAAAAGACGGTTAATCGCCTTCTGCTGATTGTTTACGCCAGAGAAGTACTGATTTGCAAAGTCTGCCTCAGGAGACTCCGCACCAAAGTAATTTCCGACAGCGGCGGCGGTCACAAATTCAAGTGCCGGAGAATCTGCAGGAATCAGAGCATTCTGGGTCAGCAGCAGACCATTTGTTTCAAGATCGGCGCTCCCAGCTCCAATGATGCGAGGGGTGATAGAAACCAATCGATTAGCATTGATTGACATATTTTTCCTCAAAATAAAAAAGCGCCAGAAGGCGCCGACGATAATTTTTTATGGGGTGGCTATAGGCCACGCCAGAAACTCATTTATTTGAAAATATCCTTTACAGCCTTAATCGCTTTCGCAATCACCCAAACTGCGAGTCCGTAACCTATTAGGTAAACGGGAAGAGCTGCATACAAAGGAACGGCAGTGACCATGGTTAGGGCCTCCGCTAAGTCGTGTAAAATGTTCATATTGACTGATTCCCTTGCAATCAGTTAACTCAAACCCCGCTCAGCTACCAACTGAACGGGGCTATTTTTTTCATAAAATTCTTATTCTTAGGACTGACATCTTGACCGGCTCTTCGGGCCGTTCTACAATTCCGCCCATAGCTAGAGATTGTTCTGTTGACCGGTGTAAACCTTTCACCGAGCCCTTAGAAGGCGGTAATAGCACAGCGTCTCTGGCTTTTCTTTTTCTCATTTCAATTTCAAAAGAAGCCTTTTTCTTATCAAACCATCGATTTCCTTCGGTGTTGACGTTGTACGCATGGAAATCAGTGCTTGACGTTTCTCCTATATCGACAGCCACTGTTTTTTTAATACCATTAACCCTTACGTTTTTCATTTTTGTATGAAAGGCCACTTGCGGAGAATGGTTGACAGCCTCTTTCCTCCCGAAGTATGAGCCTTTTTCTATTACTTCTGGAACAAAAGGAAGAACCTCTAGTATTTCTCGTAGGTGTCCAGAAAATTTCTTAAATTCCTTTCTCCCTTTGCCATCGAAAACGACAGAAACTGTTCGCTTCTTCCCAGATATCTCCACCACAGTGCTAACCGAACCTCCTCGCAGTTCATTGTCGTAATAGAGAACGATAGCTTTAGCGGGATTACCTCCAGCCTTTTGCAAGTAACTATGAATATCCTTTGAAGGCGGACTCTCAATGAGATTTTTTCCCGATTTCGGATAGGACTGCTGGCTTTCTACCTTCTTTCCTACTTTCCCTTCCAGTTTGCCATTCTTACCGACTGGTATATGAGTGCCATTCACCGTTATCCACTTTGCGGCGTCTTGAGCATCGCCAGGGTTTGTTGCGTAAGTTCTCCCGAGCCCATACATTACTCCGAGCTTGAATGCACGCCCAAGTTTGAAAGCAAGTTGCTCGTTCATTCCTTTTCCTTCGGCGGGTAGCTCACATCAACGTTTTTCAGGTCAACATCAACCGCACTAAAGAAGCCCATCGAAACTTTGATCTGGCTCTGCATGCTGAGATGAATCATCAGAGTGGATCTCCTGACATAGTTGTCAGAGTCCCCGACAATGGTGGTGTCTCTAGGATCGTCCGCATGAAGCAGGCTGATTCCTCTATCAACAAAGAACTGGACGCCGACATGAGACCTGCATACAGTCTCCAAGGCCTGAGCCCTCAGCATGGCATTCATTCCGTCGGAGCCGTTTAAAGTCGATGCGTAGCAATCGACCTGAACCAAAACCTCTGTAGTCGTTGAGAGATAAACGTTGTCATCGTTTTGGTCCTGCTCCCAGTCCTCGGCACTCGTCCCGTGTCGAACGCTGGAGATGTAGGAATAGATGACGTAATCGTTCCCTTCAGGAGGCAATGCCAGATTGTTCTGGTTACCGTAGAAAATGTTTTCCGGCGCCACTTCCGGAACTGCAAATATCTCAAGAAATTCTTGGATCGCTGTCCGGATATTCGGGCTCAGGTTTTGTGCTTTCATCTTCTTCCTCTACGATGTTCAGCTTCTGAGGCGTGGTTTGGAATGTGCAGCGGACCGCCTCCCAACCTGCGTCCGAAAAATCCTCGATCACCGCAGTGATCAACCACTGGCCTCCTTTGGAATCTTCGACATAATCTCCCGACCTCGCTAATGGCCTATAGATTGCCCAAGGCCGCTGCTTCTGGTCGCTCGATGCGTAGAGGTACAGGCGCCGGATGATGGTGTTCTGTCCGGCTAAGTTGGCATGGTCAAGAGCGCTATCGCCTTCGCTTTGAAAATTCCCCTGAATCTCTTCAGGCGGTGCGTAATACGCTTGGACGACTCCTCCTACATTCTTTTGGCCGACCGATCGATACAGCTTGAATATTTCGTCAGCATAGTTGGCGTTAATCGCCTGGCGGACAATTGCGTGTAGGTTGAGAGACATTAGGAAACCTTCGCTTGAATAGAGGTTCTAAGAACGCCTGTTAGGGTCAGCGGTTTAGTCGTGTTTACGTTATTGGCAAGTTTTCCACCACCCTTTGCTTTGCGAACCTTAGCGATTTCCCCTGTAGCTTCAAAAAGAGCCATCGTAAGGGCTGATCTTTTAGGAAACGATCCTGCAGGGATACCTGCGTTGTCAATCGTCTGAACAATATCGTCTACTGCGGCCTGACCCATTGTCTTGAGGGAATATGTAATGTCGAAAGTTTTTAGGAAATACTTTCGGAATATTTCCTGCCACTCCGCTCTTTTGTGAGCGTAGGTAGCTCTCATGAACGGACGCGGGGGCATGTAGAGAGTCGTGAATTTGCTGTTCGGAGGCAGTCCAAGCTGAGCCGACAAGTAGTGTCCTTGCTTGCTCGTCACTGACTGGACCCACCCATATTCCAGATACATCCCAATGGTTGCGATGTCCGGAATCATTATTCCGACCTCTAGTTTTTTATTGCTATCGGCCTTGATCTTCTCTGACAGCTTTTTGAACGCATTGTTAGATGTGATGTTGATGCCCATCGTCATCCCCACGGATGGTAATTATTTCCGGAATAAACTCTGCCGCCGATTCGGTATTTGGCAGTCAGCGTCCAGTACATGGCGCCGCATTGGGTTTGAGCCCACCAATCTCCGACAAAAGTATTCGTTTTCAGAAGGTCAAAACTTGTACTCACACTTCCCTGAGTAGCACTAGCAATCCTGCCAACCTGACCATTCGGCTGCTGGCTGAGTGTCAGCAGGTGGCAGGTTACAAGATCAAGGAGCCGCTCCCTTGTATAGATCTTGTTATCCGGATCGTAAGGAGCAAAGCTGTCGGCGTCCGTATTCCCTACGAACTCCACCGCCAAATCAAAGTAGAACTGCAGAGTATCGTCCGGGAATTTGACTTCATCCGAAAACGCAGGATGAAGGATTCGAAATTTTTCAGGATCAAAGACGACGACAGCCATTTTGTTAACCTTCTTCGTTCTTAACTTCTTCAACGTTGACCGATTCAGGATCGATCGGATTGAGGCCGTGGGACGCTTCTTTTAACTCGTCCTCGCGGCCTCTGAATTCTTGAACTGATTTCATCTCAAGCAGGCACGGAATACCGCCATTCACGCCTGTGAATACAGCCTCCTGACCATGCATGCGCTTGATGTTTTCCCAGTCCTCTTTATCGATCTGGAATGCGACAGAGTTTCCCTTGCCCAGCAGGATCCCGTCACGTTTTCCTCTAAGCGAATCATTTACGCCCGGAAAAACGATCGTTTTTGTTCCGCCATTGCCATTCGGCACATCATCAAATTTGAGGCCGTGTGCCAGAGTGCAAGCAATGATCACCGTGGACTGAGTTTTAGCAGTGCTCTTCTTCTGGGTATTGCTGAAATTGTCTGCGACAACCTTTCCGGATGTTGCTTTCTGAGTTGTGTTTGTACGAGCCATTATTTCAATCTCCTAAGAAAGAGGCCCGAGAGATCGGGCCTCCGTAGCTGGTTAGTTCAGGTTAGATGCCGAGCATCGTGGCAACGAGGCTGGGACGACGAATAACAGCGCCCCAAGTTCCGCCAACGACCTTTTGCTTGTAGCTGGACATTTCCGGAACCACACGACCCAAGAAATACTTCTCAGAGAATGCGCAGATACCAGTCTCAATGCCAAACAGGTCTGGAACAGTCATGTACAGCATTTCACCAGCCGTTGTAGTCAGCTCAGGAAGCTGAACAACCTCGATGTTGGGGAATGACTGCTTGAGCATAGTCATGGCCGTAAGACCGAAGGAGTTCGGCTCGGTCAGGTAAGGAGCTCTGGTGTTGCTGACAGCGAGAATGATGCGGGAGTTCTGATCAACCAAACCGCCGTTATTCTTGCTAATTTCAGCCCAAAGCTTGTTAATGTCGTTATAGACAATGTTGGCAGTCTTCTCAGGCTGTGCAGCGCACTTTGCTGTCCACGTAGAGTTAGCGGTAGATCCCGTGGTGATGGAGATCGGAGAAATCGAAGCGTTCAGGTTCGGGTCATTTAACAGACCGTAGACCTTCTTACCTTCGACGCCATAAAGCGCAAACTTGTTGTGAGCCATCGCCATCACGTAAGCAGAAGCCTGTTGTTTAGAAGAAACAACATTCAACTTGGCCTTGGCCGCAAGGCCGACTTCACGATCGCCATACTTGATGACGGTCTGGAACAAGAAATTTTCGCGAGTCGGGTAATCAACGTTCACGTCTGTGGAGACGTTCTCTGCGAAGTCAGAGTAAGGAGTCACATTGCCGGCATACTCTTCGACCGGGAAGGTGAAGAAGTTATCTGTCCAGTCACCCTTTCTTTCTTCGCCGAAAATCTTTGTAGCGTTCTGGGCGGCAAACAGGATGGGGACGACCTGCGGGTCAATGAATGTCGTGAAGACGGAAGGGACGCCGACAGACACGGGAGTCTGCAATGCGGCATCTCGAGCCATTGCCTTAACCGTTGCATCGTAGTCGACGTTGATCTTACCTTTGGCGTCTGTGGAATAGGACATGAATCCTTTTGCTTCCACACCATGCACGCCTTTTTGCTTTGCTAATTCAAAATCGTTCATTTTTTACCTCAGATTAGGATCCGCTCGCGGCAGGCTGATAACCGAGGCCGTGATTGGAAATGATGATCGTGTCGCCCTTTGCACCAGCCGTCTGACCTGTCCAACCGGTGTCATTTGCGGCACCGGCAGCACCAAATGTGATGGCGCCAGTGGTCGGATCACAGAGAACAGCTTGACCGATGGTTGCGGCCGCAGGTGCGACGATGTAGTAGTCACCTCGAACGGCAATCGTCAGCTCAGCCCCTTTCGGATAAATGTCCGGAGTATCTGTGCCCAGCTCGATGGACGCTGTGAACGTGCGCTCAACAAAACCGATCGGTTTGGCCCCTGCAGAGCCCTTCAAGGATGCGATTGGGAATTTCACGGCTGTTCCGGTTGTGGAGGCGGCTACAGCAAACGCAAAACCACCGCACTGGACAGTACCGTCAGACAAGTAGTTCTGAGGCGTGTAGACGGCCTGATTGATTGCAACCTGCTGTCCCGGAATACCGATAGCAGGATAGAGACCTACAGATTTTTGAAGCATCAAAAAATCTCCTATTTATTTAACATTGTTCAAAATTGCGCTGACGGCAGTCGGCTTCTCGGTCACCTTGGCGCCGGAGTCTTTCGCACCAGCTAAGGCCTTTCGACCCTGCATGTAGGCGCGATACGCAGAACGAGCTTCGGATGCGGGGATGTTTTTCAAACCGAGTTTCTTGAGTGCTGCCACATAGATGGAACCTGCGGAGTCATAGGATCCGGCACGGATAACACCTAACACCGGCTTGACTTCTTCGATTGCGGCCAGTTCAGAGTAGATGGCGTTTCGGAGAATCTTCATGGAGTCAGAGGCAGAACTCTTCTCTTCTTTGCCATCATCAGGTTTCGGATCCTCATCTTGTGCGCCTTCATCTTTCTTCTGGACGTAATTCAATCCGGCAGCAAAAGCCTTCTTCTCTTCTTCAGAAGCTTCATCAAGACCACAGGATTTCAGTGCATCTTCTGCTTCTTTTTCGAGATAGCGTTCTTCGCCTTCGCGTTCGTGATCAGAATCGATGCGTTTAGGATCGTCCTTTTCACGTTTTTCACCGTAGAGAACGCCAGCTTCAAAACCAGCCTTGAAGTTCGGATCCTTCATCTTTTCATCAAGTTCCGGATCGTCGTCCTGAGCCTCTTTTTGATCATCAGGCTTAGGATCTTCGTCTCCTGTAGCCTGAGAGTAAGCCAGGTCAGACAGAGTGGTCTTAAGCTTTTCAGCCTCTTCATCCGTCAGGCCTTTTGCCTTCAGTCCTTCGATGATTTTTTGAATCATCGCGTCTTTGTCATCATCTTGAGCGCCGTCAACGATTTTTCCGTTGGGATCAACGGAATGCAAATCGATAATCGCCTTTGCTAACGTCACTTCAGCCTGCTCAACAGCGTCATCTTTTTCCATATTGAGAAAGTCCTTATTAGAATCGCGAACTCTTACCTCAGGCCCAGCGCGCCCAGTTTCAACAAGCGCAAGATGGTTCGCTCTGATCTTGCGTTGCACATAGTCGTATTTCTCTCCATCAGGTGTCTCACCCGGCGTGAAGTCGGGCTCGAACGTGTACGCAAGACTCAACTCACGCATTGAACCGTCCTCGATCCTGCTGCGTGCGTCCTTGTCGTAAATGTGCAGAGAGTTAACTAAAAACGGAGCCTCAAAAGCTCCGTCCGTTCCGGTAGTTCCGACCCGAGTTTGTTTGTTCTCGGGGGCTCCGCGATCATCGTGGTGCTCAAGATGAATCGGGATACCGTTAATTGATTGAATCGTTTCGGGAGAACTGAGCTCCTCAGGCGGTCGATAGGCGTGATAGATCTTCTCCGGATCAAGTCCGAGCTCTCGCCAGCCTGCAATCTCCTGCCCGTAATACGGAGCAACTTGAACACGCGTCAGCGGAGATTTTTCGACATGAAGGAAGCCATTGTCGTCAACAGATCGAACGCTCACAGAATCAATTGCAACCGTGCGTTTTAGATTTCCCACAGTAATAACCTCGAAAATTGTTTAGTCCGGAAGGATGCTTCTGAACTGGCATCTGCACCAGTAAAGTTCACCTGGCATTACATTCCGCCCGACTTCCTTGTCGTAAAGACCTTTAGAAAGGTCAAACTCTTTGCCGTTCATCTCAATGTGACTCTCGCGAGAGGTGTACTTACCGGGGACGTGAATCCAAACCCCGCGAGTAATGCCCAAACCTTTGCAGTTAGCCTGCTGAATCTGCTGATTCAATTTGAGAGTTTGGTCAATTGCCACACGCTGAGCTCGTTGAGCAGTAAAAGAAGAAGAACGGCCAAGAGCTTCGACAATCTGCGAATAGGTACCGCGACCTTCATACGCATCCATAAAGGCCGCACGGATGTTTGTCAGCTCAGACGTTGTGATGTTGCTGATGAGACTTGTCGTGTCGGCGACCATACGCGGGAGCTCATTCACCGCCTGTGGCGTAATGAAAAAGTGCTTTCGCGTCTGCCTCATCTCGTAGGCAAAAACCGAAGCCGGAACTCCTGCAGCCAGAAGTGATGCTTTCTGGGCTGTTGAGACATCAGTAGCGAGATTCTTCACGTACCATTCAGCGATCTGACGTGTTTCCCGATCTGCGGTTTTCATCCAGTTGCCCATGTTGCGGGCAATGAAGTCATCAACATTGCGACGGAATCGATCAGGATCACGAAGAACCAAACGGTTGATTCGTTCCTTGATATTCCGAAGCCGTGCGCGATCGAGAGGATCATCCGGACGGAACGTTAAGGAAGCGTCCTCGGTCAATCCTCCAGCATCAGACAGATAAAGAAGTATCTCGTTGAGAACCCTATTTCTGAAGGACTTCAAGAAGGTGTCGAGCTTATTTTTGAATTTTGCTTGTCTGCCAAGGTTCGGCTGAACGGCACGAGCAGTCTTCATTAGAAAATCTCTCCAGCTTTGTCTTCGTCAGTCTTCGGCGCCGGCGCCACATTCTCAGCCGATCGCTGCTTCAGAAAGTTATTCATCAGCTCATTCTGCTGACTGGGATCATCAGTCATGAGTTCGCCTTCCATCCCTTCCGGCAATTCTTCCGGAATGAAGTCCAAACCCATATCCGTATCACGACGGACAAACTCACGAACCTCTTCAGCACTCAGAACATTGCGATCCTGCAGCACAGCCAACATGTCGACCTTCGTCTTAGCTGTGATTGCTGTAGCAGCGGCATCGGCCTCTCCGAGTTCGTTGAACTTGAATGTAATAGACTGATCAACGTGTCCAAATTCAACCAACTGGATAGCTTTCAAGACGGTTTGAATTGCATCTCGATTGAGCTCCTGCTTCGACTTGATGTGGTCGTAGTAATTCCGGATATCGCTCTGACCGGTCGCGTTGAAACCACTCGGAGAGATTCCGAGGAGCTTGACCGCCGGCGTGCGGTTGATAGCCGCAATGAATTCCAATGCCTGCCGGATGATGCCTTCAACTCCTGAGATCGTCAGAGTGATGTTCTGCAGATCCTCGGAAGAGTCACAAGCGAAAATGGCCTCATTCGAGCGATAACGCTGTAACAGCATCATCTTCGCGTCTAACTGCTCGATGCCGCCAGTTTGCAGCGCTTCGGCAAAATTCGTTTTGAATACCGTGAGGTTCAGTTTCTCCAGGATGCTGACGCCTGTTTCTCTGGCTTTATTCCAGTGCAGAACATAATCCCAAAGAATCTGAGCTTGTGGGATTCCAAGGAAGTTATAGGCTGGCCTCAGAAGTAAAGGAGGCTCATTGTCCACGAGCCTGATCATGCGGGAAGCGTGAACCTCTTGACCAAAAACAAACCAAGACTTTGGCTTTAGGTAATCGTCTTTTAGCGGCTGGTTGGCGTTGTAAAAACCAGGAGAAACATTGACCGGATCAATGACAATAAATTTGACTGTCTTATCCTCGCCCACTAGCTCGGCTGACTTGTCGGAATAGTTGAGAGGAAGCTTTAGAGCCTCTCCTTCAACTCCGGTGTCAACGAAAATGAAGCATCCGCCCATGAAACCAACGATGCTCAGAGCTTCATTAAAGAGCTTCCTCAGTCGATATTTGTTCTCCTGAAGATCTTGTAGCTTCTTTACGTTGTCTGCCGATTCGTCTTCTCCGCCCTCGACCTGAATCCATTCCCGGCACATATCATCCGCAACGGTCTGAATGCAGGTGCGGATCATGCCGTTTTGCGCGATATTCTGCAGGACGCCATAGCCGACAAACGATGTCATCGGGAACTGTCCTAGATCCAAAGCGTGCTGCGTCAACGATGCATAGTACGCATTGAAACTCGAGCCAATCGCGGCATCATTTGTGAAACGAGACTCTGCTTTCTCCGGCTCTTTTGTGTTTAAGGTGATCGGAGGATAAAAGAGTGTTTTAGCCTCCTCCGGAGAGAACGATGTTCTAGGGGGCACGAAGCGAGAGCTTGCCGCATCGATGATCTTTTGATTGATCTTTCGGCGTTTGTTTTCGTCTAGTTGATTCATGATTTTCAAAATCTAAAACGTGCCTGCTGCATCTGCTCTCGGGTCAAAATGACACCTTTTCCACTCCGGAAGTAATTCAATGCCTGAGTTGTAGCGTCACAGTTGTGAACTAAGACTCCGTTTGCAAAAAACATGTGAACATCACTCACACACAGGTTGTAAACGGGCTCTATTCCACCCCAGCTTTCGGCTACAAGCTCTGGAGCATGTAGTTCTGGGTTTTCTGCCTCCACCCTCGATGGAAGTGAACTCTTGACCACAGATTTCGCATTTTTTTGTGACCGAATAACACTCGTAATTCCATCTGTATTTGGTTTCACACTTTCTTGAGCAGAACCTTCCGTTTGGACTTTTTGCCTCAAAAATGGAGCCACAAAGCGAACAGACACATTGATAAAAGGTCGGAAGCCTTTCTTTAGCATGCTGGCGATGCCAACTTCTTCCTTCTTCGCTTCTATGCCATGCACTTGCAAGCGGCCGCACCTTGTCAAGATGTTTTTTGACCCTTTCAGTTTTGTAATTAGTTTTCTTGCAGTGTTCATTCCGTGATAAACACTCAAGATTGCTAAATTCGTTATTGAAAGTGTTGCCGTCCTTATGATGGATATGAAACCCTTGAGGCACAGTTTTCCCAGAGAAGAATTCCCATATAGCCACATGGAGCCCTTTCGGAGCTTTCCTGCCTTCGTTCGTGGTGGACTGGCTAAGGTAATACTTCCTCGATCCCATGAGACGATAGGTAACGCCGTTGAACGTAACCTTCTCTGCAGGATTGGATTTATCAAGTTGCGGTATTTGAGCTTGATGCATTCTTCCTCCTCAACCGTTTGGAACGCTTTTATCTCCGCATCTCGCGTAATAAATGGGTGATCCGGAGTAGCCGTTACTCCAAACTTCGATATCACATTTCTGGTACCTGTCTTTCCGGAGAACAAAACACGTTTAAGACCGAATGGGGTTAGAACCATTTCGCCCGCCTTAATCTTTTCTATCGGCTTGTCTCCAAAAAGAGTGGCCACCTTAGTTCCAGCAACGAAACACTGGTCATCGTGAGAACCTGCGGGAAACTCAAGCAACTCGCTGACGTAATGCGGCACCCAAGGTGCTGCACTGTCTTCCGGAATAAAAACATTCCCTGCCTCAAAATAAGGAGTGACGGACGATGCCCGGGCCTCTTTCGATTCAGTGGGCGTTATCGGAACAAATCCCGAAACCGGAGATTTCAGCTCAGAGATCACCGCCGATCCGTTCGCCTTATCTTCAACCAGCTTCCGGACAACACGCGGCCACTTATGGGCAAGAACTCGGACCATCTCTTTTGTCTTCACAAAATCCCATTGGCCCCGTACTTGATCAAGCAGGTAAAAATTCGGTCCTTTTTTGCCCCACACTTGACCGACCACATAGTCGGAGTTTTTGGAATCCTTGAACGTCATATCCCACGACATGAGCGTATGGTCAAACTCTGGCGGAAGGCTTGTTGCTGTCCATCTTCTAAACCACTCGAGCTTGAATAAAGCACCGCCATCGGGAACCGGATGCTGCTGATACAGTGCCTCCCAGTCACGACTGCCGATCGTTTTCTGGATCTGCAGCAGAGTTGAGAGCGGATACCGCTCAGGATGCAGAGCTTCCCCAGCTTTGCGGTGCAATTCGTCATGCTCCGCAATTGCCGGATAATTCACGATCCGGAATGTATCTCCCTCTCCCATTCTCTGGATCAATCGACCAATCAGATCGTCTGTGTGCCAACGGGTGGCCATTACGATGACGCCTCCTCCGGGAGACAGTCGGGTGTATGCGGTCGATGTGTACCAATCCCAAATGGAGTCTCGAATAGTCTTAGAACCTGCTTGAGCTCGGTCTTTAATCGGGTCATCGATAATCAGGATATCGGCACCCTGACCTGTTATGCCCCCACCCACACCGCAAGAACGATAGGCGCCGGCATGACCAACAATCTCGAAGAGGTCAGAGGTTCTTATATAGGATCCCCGGGAGTCGGTACGCACTCTCGAATTGCTGAGCCGAGTATTCGGAAACAGGTCAAAGTATTTCTCATCATCTATTACGCGCTGAACATCTCTGTTGAAGCGCTGTGATAGGTCTGAAGAATACGATGTTGCGATGATTTGAAGCTCCGGATTTCTCCCAAGGGCAAAAGCCGGAAAGCGCCTAGAAACAAGCTCACTCTTCCCGGATCTCGGAGGCATCGTGATAATTAGCCGAGGAGACTTTTTGTCCGCCACGTCCTGCAGGAACCTGTCTAGCTCATCACAAATTTCTTTGTGTACCCAGCCGAGCAGGTAGTCAGGTTTTGTGTGCAATGTGAAGTAAGACAAGCCCTTTCGGGCCTTAGCTAGTCTGATCTCCTGTATCGTTGGAAGCCGCATTCACAATACCCTCCAGCGCGTCTAATTGTTCCAAGGTGAGCTTGCTTAG